TAGCCTCCAGATTCCAAGTACAAGTCGATGCTGGTGCATTTGACGACTATAAATTAGATTCTAAGAATATTTTAGGTACTGCAAGTGACTGGCAGAATGCTGGCGATGGTTTAGTCGGCAAGATTAGCAACATCTTTAATCCGAGTCAACCGAATATCGGCGACGATTCTAATAGCGATCAAAGCGCTAAACGAGATGCCGTATCCGATGCTGCTAAAGATACAGCTAAAAACACTGGCAAAACTGCTAAACATACGGAAAAAACTGCTAAAGCACTCCAATTAACGGCCGACGAGATTAATACGTTACATAAAGGCATTATGAACGATGCTATTAAGTCCTGGTCTCAACGTACTATCCACTTGAATGTGACTAATAATAACAACATCGATTCTAGCGTCGACTTCAATGCATTTAATACTAACTTCGCTGAAGGTTTATCTAACGCATTCTTACGTAATACCGGGGAGGCTTTATAATGTATTATTTTTATTTAGATAATTTACAAATACCGATCCCGCCTAAATCACTCGATATTTCTTATAGCAATAAGAACGAAACAGTCGACTTATTACAGACCGGTGAAGTAACGATCCCGAAGCCTATGGGTTTGACTGAATACTCCTTCGAGATCCTGTTACCGAATAGCAAATATCCGTTTAATCAGTCCATACTCGAAAAGAGTAAAAAAGCTGAATACTACGCTAATAAAATACACGGTATGAAATTAGCCGGTAATCCGGTTAAATTTACCGTAGTCCGTATGAAACCGAATGGCGAAATGCTAAGTATGGTAACGGAACGAGTTACGATCGAGGAACTCGAAACTAAAGAA